CTCACGCAAAATAAAGACAAAGTCCACGTTCGTTCGCAGGTTTGGCGTGATACCTAACGGATACTGCATCGTAATGATAGTCATCATATCGATATGGCGTCCATTCATGAAGACATAGCGAGTTGACTCCTCCTTGATCCACGAGGAATCATACAGGCAGTCGTCCAGAATCAGAAAGGCACGTGGATCGATGGACGAGCTACCACCCCCGCCATTCTTGGCCTTGTTGCGGTTCTGTTTCACGTTCATCTGTCGCTTAATGACATTCATCACAATCTGAGGAGAGTACTTGTCGTGAATGAATTTGGAGGGAACCATATGCTGGAAGAACTCGTTGGCCACCTCTGTTCCTGAAATCACCGTGCCGACGGGAAACTCGTGCTGCGTATTGAAGAGAATATCACGAACCAAGAACGATTTGCCGGTATCCTTCTTTCCGATGCACACAATCATCGGACTCTTACGAGAGTCGATTTCGCATCGCTCTTTGATCTGGTCGATACTGAACTTGCGGAGCTGGAAGTTCATTGTTTTGACCCACAGAAAGTGTTCTGCGTCTGCTTACGATGATTCATTGCCTCACCCAACACACAATGGGAAAGGATCTGCGTACACAGGCGGTAGACTTACGGCTTCATCGTATTGCTAAACTGAAGGCCGAGGCGTGGAACCTTGAACACCCCCAGCCGTTCTTCCCGACACTTGAGCAGCTTTTCAAGACGGAGAAACTCGCATCGATGTCCGACTATGGAGTCAAGCTGCCAGAGGAGGTCGAAGCCGTTGTGGATGCGACACACATCAAGACCACGAAAGGTCAGACAGTTGAAGTCCACCGCAAGACGACTATGATTCTGAGCCCTTTCAAGACCATGAAGGGAGAGTACTCTGTGCCCGGTCTGCCGAGACCCGCCGAGTCCGCACGTGCGCATTCGGAGCAGATGCAGAGCCCGCATACAGCTGCCTATGTGGGTGCACTGACCTCCGTTGCACTTTCGACATCCGAGTGTACTCATTTCCCCCGTGTATACGGAGTCTATGCGGCAATGGCCTCCAAGCACGAAGTGAACATTTCAGACGACTACGAGGATCTGTGCGATCGCAAGTGGTTTGTGGACAATATCGGAAACACATTCGAACTGCGTCTGCGTGGAGAGGGTGGGGAGACCTTCACACATACCCGTGGTCAGCGTATAGCCGTCCAGGTTGGAGAGGACATTGAGCTGGAAACGGAAGACGTGGATGTGGAACGTGTGGAAGAGCCCACGTCTACGGGTGTCGTGGAGGAATACGAAGTTCCGTCTGGTTCGGAAAATAGCGAAGAGTCGGAATCGGATGATGAAGACGTGTTTGACATTGAATCGTGCGGATGCAGCGACGGAACGGAGGGCGAGGACGAGGATGAAGAAGAGGGCGACGACGACTTTGCATGGGCCACCTTTTCATCTGTACCTGTCATGACTACCGTAATGGAGAAATGCACGGGGACATTCTACGATCTGATCAAGACGAGCAGCGACCCCGATCATCACACGGCATGGGTTGCCCAGATCGTGTTTGCCCTTGCATACGCCCAGCGTACATTTGGATTCGTTCACAATGATCTGCACGGCAATAACGTGATGTATGTACCGACGACAGAGGAGTTTCTGTATTACCGTCACCACGGGGTAACCTACCGTGTTCCCACGTTTGGGGTGCATATCAAGATTATCGACTTTGACCGTGCGGCACTCTCGGTGCGAGCGAATGGAATGAAGGATAGTCGGTTTTTCCTGAGCTCGCAGTTCAAGTCAGACGAGGAGGCGGCGGGTCAGTACAACATCGAACCGTTCTACACGAACACTCATCCTCGCATACCTCTGAACCCGTCGTTCGATCTGGCCCGCTTTGCGTCGAGTCTGTTTTGGGACATGTTTCCGGGTGGGCCAAAGCAGGAGACGACTCATCCACTGTTTGAGATGTTCAAACACTGGACGACGCTTCCGGATGGTTCGTCGGTTATTTTCCGTAAGAAGGGCGATAATCACGATAGGTATCACGGGTTTGATCTCTATAAGGCGATAACACGACACCTGAGGGAGTCTGCAGTCCCTCGCAAGGAGTTGGTTAAGTTTGGACGGTATGTTGTATCGACCACGCCTTCGTTAACAGATGTTCTTGTTATCGGCGATTAGCTCATGCCAAACGTCTTCCACACCAGCTTGTGAGTCAGCGCCCACACGACGCCAAATACAACTGCGTGCGTCAGCGCAACCGTCGTGCGTGAGCCACCCGGCGGCAGGGAAAGAAGAACACCCGGGGTCAGGACGAAGAAGAGCACGGCGGCATACAGAGACATAAACATTTTGTTAGGTTAGCAAGAAAGTTTCTCAGAACGACGGCTTCCCTGTAAACATCTCCTGGACCGCAGTAACCATCGGCTCAGCAGCCTCGGCGCCGCCGAGTGCGTATAGCACACCCCCCGTGAGAACACCGGCGCCGCCTCCCACCTTTGCGGCGTCCATGAAGTCGATGGGATGATCCTTGCTGCGACAGTCCATGACATACATGACAATCGCAACGACTACAACCGCTCCAATGATTACTCCGTACGTGTATGCCTCAGACATGTTTACTTCGGACTCTATTTTTTTATGGGGGCGCCCAAACGAGCGACGACCTTAGAGGTTGAGGGAGACTGTCTCCGTCTCGTTGGGTTTTACAGACTCGTCGTCCTCTTCATCGAATTCAGAGTCATCTAACTTTGTATCCTCTCCGAGCTGAATTGAAGGGGGTTCATCGTCGTCCTCATCCTGATCAAACTGGACTGACTTTGGAATTTCCGGCGGTGCCTCTACCAGCGAAGGCTTCGGTGCCGGCGGCGCCTCGGGCTGGGGCAGCGCCTCGGGTGCAACTTCGGCAGCGGGCCCACTCTGAAAGTATGCCTTGCTGATATCCTTCCACGGAATGAAACTGTCAATCACCTCGTTCATCGCATCTCCGATGAGCGCCTCGATATCACGACGGTTACGTGCCTGTTGCTCCGAGGATACGCCAACCGTCTTGAAAAGGTATGCAGCGCTCCACGACTGGCGTGCTGCCTGCTTGTACAGCTGGTGGACGAACGTCTCCACCGAGGGACGCTTGAAATCAATATCCACGTGCACCTTCTCGACCTGCTGGAGCGTCGCAAAGGCACGGATGTAGCTAACAAAGACACCCAGCAGAAGATCTTCGAGGTACTCGCACTTGGAGGCCGTCGCAATACGCTCCACCTCCTTCTTCAGTGTCTCCGGACTCCACTTGGGAATCTGGGTAAGCAGGTTCTGGAACGTCTTCAGAATCTGATCGAGCTGACCGCTGCGGTCGCATGCAGACTTGGCGGAATCGTAGATGCTCCACAGCCCATCCGCAACATGCGGCACAAGAACACGGGTCAGATTCTCTCGAAGGGTCGACTTGACGAACTCGGTGCTCATTTGTTTACAGACGAGTCAATGAGTTTGAGTAAACCGACGCAGAATGCGGTTTGTATTGATCCTCATGATTCGTAATGAGGAGAAGATCCTTCTTCGCTGCCTAGAGGCTGTCGCAGATCTCGTGGATGCATTCTGCATCTGTGACACCGGGTCCACCGACACCTCTTGTGCCATCGCAGCCGAGTTTCTGAAGACTCACGACGGCTGTCTGACATATGAACCATGGAGGGATTTCGGGTACAATCGGTCCATCAGCTTCAAGAATGCGCAGACCTACCTGAAAAAGACGGGATGGGACATCCCCGTTACATATGGAATTCTTCTCGATGCAGACATGCTGTTCGTTCAAGGGAACCTGAAAACAACCCCTCTCGATCACGAGGGATACACGGTTATTCAAAAGGCAGGTGCGCTCGAATACCCGAACACCCGGCTCGTTCGGATGGATCACGATTGGACGTGTCGTGGAGTCACGCACGAGTACTGGGATGGGCCGACGATAAGTCTTCCCAAATCAGTCTGCTATATTGATGATCGCAATGACGGGGGCTGCAAGTTCGACAAGTTTGAACGGGATGTTCGTCTACTGGAAAAGGGACTGAAAGACGAGCCTGGAAATGGAAGATATATGTTCTATCTCGCTCAGACCTACAATGGTGTTGGAAAACTCAAGGAGTGCATCACCATGTACAAGAAGCGGATTGCTATTGGTGGATGGGAAGAGGAGCTGTGGTACAGTCACTATATGATCGGCAAATCGTGGCTTGCCCTGAAAGACATTCCCAAGTTCGAGGCGTGGATGCTCAAGGCACATGAACGCCGGCCTTCACGTGCCGAACCAATGTACCAGTTAGCCAGATACTTTCGAGAGAATTCCCAACATTACAAGGCGTATCACTATACGAAGATTGGGCTGACGATTCCAATGACAACAGATTCATTGTTCGTGGAGACAGATGCATACACTGGATTTGAGTATGAAGCGACAATTCTGCTATATTACATTGAGCAGAAGCGCAAGGGTCTCAGCTCGTCGGTCCAGTATCTTCTTGCCGATCGCCCCCACCAAGACAGCGTGTATACCAACATGACGTTTTACATTGATCCTCTGGGATTCCCATCAAAGTCGCATCCGATTGAGCGTGATGTCTTCGGCGAAGACTACCATCCCACGTCTGTATCGATGTTTCTTCAAGACGGCAAGGTCGTCCACAATGTCCGCTTTGTGAACTATACAATCAATCCCCAGACCGGCAGTTACCTCATGAAGGAGAATGGTGTCGTGCGTGAGAACTCAACTGTCCGCACCCAGAATGCATTCTACGACCCAGAGACGAAGCAGGTTACGAAGATGCGAGATGACTCCGTGTCATTGACCCGGAAGCCGGGAGCCCACATTGTGGGACTGGAGGATGTGCGTGTCTACCGCTCGAAGGACGGTACCCTCTGCTGTACGGCAACGTCCTGGGAGTACACAGAGAAGATTCGGATATACCAGTCCAAGTACGACCCCATTCGGGGAGTATACGCAGACTGTCGTATGTTGGATTCGCCCGGCAACCAAGAGTGTGAGAAGAACTGGCTGCCAATCGACGGTTCGGACAATATCATTTATCAGTGGAACCCGTTGCGGGTTGGGACACTGCAAGGCAACGATCTGGTCTTCCACACGTGTCACGAGACACCGTATTACTTCAAACATTTTCGAGGGTCGGCCGTGGCCTTTCAGCCAGTGCAGTATCCGGGTGAGACGTGGGCGTTGGTCCATACAGTCGAGTACTGTCAGCCCCGCAAGTATTTCCATCTATTCGTGCGTCTCGATTCCAACTACAAACCAAAAATGATTAGTCGCCCGTTCGTGTTTCGTTCAACTACGATCGAGTACTGTATTGGGTGCATGCCCGATCCTGCATTCACGACGTTGACATGCATCTTCTCCACACTGGACGACAATCCACGCATCATAGAGATTCCAGTGTCGAGCTTGGAGTGGATTCAAGCGTAAAGCTGACGCCACGACTCATTCGTAACCGCCGCCGTATCCTTCAGAATGTGACGGGCAGTATCCACATCCAGCGTACATGGCAGGGTAATCTTCTTATAGAACACATAGTCCTTGGCCGTCTTCTCATCGGCAATGCGGAGCAGATTGATGCGTGTCACCAGCGACTCGACCGAGCGAATCAGCGTACGAACACCCTCCTCCTCCTTGCTGAACTCCTCGATCAAATACCTCACCGCATCATCTGTCAGGGTCAGCTGGCCCGTCAGCTGAACACGGTCCAGAATCTGCGGCCACACATACTTGGTCAGAATGTTCTTCTTGTCCTCTGCATTGTATCCCGAGCAGTTGATCACCTGCATACGGTCACGCAGAATCGGGTGAACCTTGGACTCATCGTTGAAACTAAACACAAACAGGCACTGGCTCAGGTCAAAGTCCACGCCAGCAAAGTAGCGGTCATGGAACTGTGTGTTCTGAGACCGGTCCGTGAGGTGAATGAGCATCGACACAATCTCATCGCCATGCGACGTGGTGGAGATCTTGTCCAGCTCGTCAAAGTACAGCACCGGGTTCATGCATCGTGCCGTCATGAGCGAGTCTGCGATACGACCACACATGGATCCCTCATACGTGAAGGAATGGCCGACAAAGTTTGCCGAGTCGGAAGCACCCCCCAGTGAGAAGAACTCGAATGGACGCTGAAGAACCTTGGCCACTCCGTTCTTGGCAATGCTCGTCTTTCCGACACCGGGCGGGCCCTTGAGAGCAATCACATTACCCAGCGACCCCGGACTGGAAATCCACTGGGCCAGAGTCTGCATAATCTGCGTCTTGGCAGTGGGCATGCCGTAGACGGCATTGTCCAGCATCTCACGTGTCTGAGACAGATACTTGGCGCACGGCTCGGGTCCATCCGATAGCTTGACGGGCAGAGTCACCATCTTGCCAAAGGGAATCCGAAGGAACGACTCAACCCACGTCCGCAGCTTGTATCCCTCTGAGCCGTCCATCTCATTGAGAATATCAATCTTCTTGATGACTGCCGCCTTGAGGGAATCGGGGATGGGCATCTCGAGGACACGGAACTTGAACGGAACATCACCCTCCTCGACAAGCGATGAAATCCGCTTCATATGTTCATTGAGCTTATGACGCTTCGACTTGGGCAGGTCTTCGAAGTACTCCTCCTCATCTTCGTTCAGCTCGATACCCGGCGCCTCATGCTTGCGATGGCTAGCCTTGCCGGGCGCATACTTGTTCTTGAGCTGGGCGACGAAGTCCTCCTCCTCTTCGGACTCCTCTTCCTCCTCGTCGTCTTCCGACTCTCCGATGTGAAGCTGAGTCTTTCCACTGGTAATCGTGTGAATGTGGAGACGAACACTCACCTTGGATCCCTTGGGCAGCTTGATGATAGGGGCTTCCTCTTCCTCTTCCTCTTCCTCGGTCTCGTCTTCGTCTTCGTCTTCATCCTCCGGCTCATAGTCTTCGTCCTCCTCAGACGATGACTCTGTCTCCGATTCAGGCTTCAGTGTCTCGTCCTTCACCCAGGTTGCACGAGAGTTGAGTTTACGAAGATTGTACTTGCTGGGCATCTTGCTGCCTCTCGAGGAAAAAAACGAAAGAGATTCGTTTTTTGACTGAGTATAGTAATGAGTGAGCTTGACAGTGTCAAAGCGGTTGCCGAGAAACAGAGTGAGATGCTTGCGGCTCGAGATGCCGAGCTGCCGTCTGTCACAACAAGCACGAAGCTCGTCGAAGCCTTCTTGAAGAAATCCCGCACGATGTGTTACGGGGGCACGGCGATCAATAATCTGCTTCCGGAGAATGATCGGTTCTACGGACCCACAGAAACGCCCGATTATGATTTCTTTACCGAAACTCCCCAGGAACACGGCGTCGAGTTAGCCGACCAGTTGTCGAAGGCGGGGATCGAGAGCGTGGAACTCAAACCCGGTGTTCACTTGGGCACGTACAAGGTCTTTGCCGACTATCACGGTGTGGCCGACCTGACATTCATCTCGCCTAAGATCTTCGACCACTTGTGGAAGGAGAAGATCACTCGAAATGGAATTCACTACGTCAATCCTAACTTTCTTCGCATGTCCATGTATCTGGAACTGTCTCGCCCCGAAGGCGATGTGTCCCGCTGGGAAAAGGTATATACCCGACTCATGCTCCTGAACAAACACTATCCTATTCTTTGTACGAGTGAACCCAAGGAGCCCGAAGAGCTCTCGGCCGAACGTAAGAAGGAAACGATCGCCATGCTGAAGAATCACCCACTTATCCTGCTTGGGTTCTCGGCTGTTTCTCGCCATGAGAAGAAGGCGCATTGGTACACACCTATATCCATCCTAGCCGAGAAGGAAGAGATCGAAAAGCATATCAAGGGCAAGAAGACGGTCGAGCACAAGGAGACGGAGCTTCTTCCTGCACGCACAGATGTTCTTGACAAGGACGGTGCGGTCATGTATCAGTTCTATGAGACGCAGGCATGCCACAGTTACCACACGACAGGTGACGGACTTAAGATTGCAAGTATCCCGACGACACTTGCATTCTTCTTGGCCATCGCATACTCGGGTGAACCCAAGGACGAGACCACACGGCTGATGTGTGTAGCCCAGCGCCTCGTTGAATTAGCGGCAGACAAGCCCAAACGGAGGTTCGCACTCTTGACCCCTGCAGATTGCTTGGGTAAACAGAAAGAACTACTCGATATGCGTCGTGAGCGTGTTGAGATGTATGAGAAGGTCGGAAAGAACAAGGAGTCTCCCGATTTCGTTCAGAGTTTCTTTACGTACAACCCGAAGGATGACATGACAAAGCGTAGAAAGGCCCGTGATATTCTTAAGAAGACACGTAAAGCACGGCTAGCGCCGAGCGACTAAGGAAATTGCAGTGTAACCGGGATCATGTTATTCGTGACGACTGTACCAGTTGGAGGAAGGAAGTTAATCGCATTGCCCTGAACAGATGTGAATGTCGCACCGTTCGTAGACACACCACACTCACGGAGTCCCTCCTGTACCTGGAGAAGGAAGTTATAGCTGTTCTGAATGCCCTTGGAGCGATAGGCGTTCACACCAGAATACCCAGAGTTTGCCTGGTTGTTGGTCACGTATACCAACCGCAGCTTTGTCTGTGTCACTACATCGGATGCGTCACGAATACGCATGCCTTGAAGACCGCCGAAATTGGCAGCACTTTGTCCACCAGAGCTCATTTACTACCCGGATACATTTTATCGCCCTATGAACCAGGAAGAATCGAGGTATTGTCCGTATGCGGGCGATGTAACCAGCGAAGGCGGCGGCACCGCCATCGAGTGGGCGGATATTTCGAGCGGTGAGAGAGCACGGGAATAATACGTAAGACCGCCCACCTGTCCGTCGAATCCATTGGACGAACCGATCGTGGTTGCAGTATCGGCCTGTTTCGGAAGCTGGGCCAGTGTGTGGTGCTGGCGAATCGTTCCGTTGATGTAGATGTCCACCGTGTACTGTGTAACCACAATGGCAAAGTGTATCCACTTTTGCGAAGGGATGTTCGAGATTAACACCGATTCCATTGCACCGTATGTGGCCACGGTAACCAGGAGCGAGTTTGACGTCGAATCCAGATACAGTCCCGGGCAATCTCCGTGACTAAATACGAGACGCTGTTTCCCGAACCCAAACGTGAAATCGTTCACATCCAACCACCCTTCGAATGTAAACGTTGCACCCTCGGCCTGGTTGAAGGAACGAGGAAGGGTTAACGGAGACGAAAACGCCACCTTTCCGCTCTGCGTAGCTGTCTGAAGTACGACGGCCGTCGGATCTGTTGTTTTTGACATGGTCCATGCTACAGCTGCGAGCCCGAGAAGTCCAATACCACCAATTGCAGCTGTCTCCATTAGTCCTTAGTTAGAAACAAAGCCCCTTGAAGTTAGCCGCAGCCCCGCCTTCTT